GACTTATAGATGGTGCGGATAACTTCGCGGTTGATTTCAGCAAGAATCTCAGCCGACAGAATGTTGGCGAGTTCTGCTTCTGCATTCAGACCGTGAATTGCCTTCAGGTCCTGAGCGAGTTCGAGTGAATACTCAGCTTTCAGAGCGCGTGAACGTGCAGTAACGGTGACCTTCTCGATCGAGAATGCCATTTCGTTGAATGCCAGACCAGTGTCTCCGTCACCAAGTTTCTCAGACTCACTGGTCTTCATTCCTGCGCCAGTGGTATAAGCCGACTGACCAGTGGTGTTCAGAAGAGCAGGATTGTCACCTGTTGGATTGGTTGTACCAATACCAGCAGTAACGGTTTGAGTTTCTCTAGCACCAGCAAATCCAGTGTTTGCCTCGTCAAACAGTGCTTCTGCGCCAGTTTGATTGGTATAGCGTGAACGCATTGCGAAGATCAGTCCAGTAGGACCGGTCATTGGCTGAACGCCTGCGAGGTCATAAGCGACCAGGTTAGGCATTGAGCGGCGGATCAGTGAGATCAGAACGGGGTCGAAACCAGCAACTGCTTGACTTCCGCTGCTGGTGTATCCACCATCACCGACGCTATTGGTAGGACCTTCAGTCAGGAATGAACCAGACTGATTAAAATCCTGTTGCTCTCTTAAAAATCTTTCTTGGTTCTCAAGCAGGGTAGCGGTTACAGCTCTCTTGTGTGAATCTTTGATTGCATCAAGACCCTCATAATTGAGGAGAGGTGCCCACTTTTCCTGCAGATGCTCGGATTGGAACATTTGCTTTTACCTATTAAGTGTACGTTTTTGGGTTTGAATTATATTAAATTCAATTATTTGCTAAACTTTGAAAGTGTCTTCAGATAGTTGGACATCGCATTCGAAATACCTTCTGGTGAGCTGTCTACTCCTTCCGACAGAGTTTCGGTTTTAGCTGATGAAGTTGCTTTCTTTGAGGGGAAATATGACTCCCTCAGCATCTCCAGTTTTTCACGATATTCTTCTTCACTTTCAAACTCAACACTTTCGGAAAGTGAAGCGAGCTTGTCTTTCTGAGAAAGTGCAAGACCCTCAGAAATTTCGTCAAAGATTCCGTTAGCAACCGACTCTGCGAGACGCTTGTTTAAGGAAACGTTCTTTTCGATTTGCTCGTTGAGTTTTGTTTCCATTTCATCAAGTTTTTCTACCATGCTATTAAGCACATCATATTTATCTTCAGGGATTGTTACATAATGTTCTTCAAAAAGACCCTTCAGTCCAGTCATGAAGGATTCGGTCAACTCCTCCTTCAGACCTGCCTGAACTGCCAAATTATTTTCTACGAACCATTCTTCTGCGACATACTCTAAGTATGAATCGACTCTATCAGCAAGTGCTTCTTTAATCTCTTCTACTTCTTCAATCAGTTTCTGCTCGTATTGTGCCTCGAATGCTTCTTTGATCTCATTAACTTTTGATCTCAGAGCAGCCTCGAATACTACCTTTGCTTTCTCTTGGAATTCTTCGGAGAGTTCTTCACCTTCTAAGAGTGCATTGACATCTTCTTCGATTTCGAATTCGTCTTCTGAAGAAGATTCTTCAGTTACTTCCTCTTCTTCCAGTTCTGCGGATGTCTCTTCTACAGACTCATCCTCAGCAATTTCTTCTGTGGACTCATCTACGATTTCCTCTTCAATTACTTCTTCAGCATCCAGATCCTCATCTTCCTTTACTGCACCAGCAGGAAGTTTTTGCATTCCATCAGCAGCACCTGCTGACTTATTTACAACATCTCTAACTTGCTTGAGCGTTGCACCTGGAGTCTTCAGCATTGCTGAATTATCCTCAGGCTTGTAATTTTCTGGGGTAGGACCACCAAGATCTTCCCAATTGCCAGTTTGACCAGCAACCGCACCAGGAGCCAACTTTTGCATTGGTTCAGCTGATTTTGCGCCAGAATTGACGGCGGTTGTGGATTGCTTAGTGCCTACTTCCATTTCTTGTAAATCTCCACGAGACATTTGAACTCTCCGATTAACCTCTATTTTTAATCTATATTTATTTATAAAATTACAAATTTGCTAAAAAGTCTTGGAACAGTTGGATTTTGTGCTCCTCAAGTGCTTTTTTATCAACGAGGGTATTTATTCTCTTTTGAGTTTGCTCTGCAAATTTTTCGCGAAGAATTCCTCCTTCCCATACCCACTCTTTTCCTTCCATGATTCCCTGAACAAATGCATCAGGTGCTGATGGATCGGCAACAATATCAGCAGCAGTTGCCAACATAAAGTCTTCACCAACTTGCTTATATCCTTCTTTCGTAGAAGTTAATGAACCAATACCGCGAGAAGAAACGCCAAGACAAACACCTTCTTTCAAAAGTGATTCTGCAATCTTACCCATTGGGGTTGAGAGAATCTGTGCCTTTCCGATGAAGTTGTTACCCTTTTGTTCAAGTGCAACAATCTTATGAGAAACTCTATCCAGGTTTACAGTTGGACCATCGGGGTGTCCGAGTTCTCCAAGAGCACGACCCTTATTGACATACTGTTCAGTATATCTCTTTACTTCTCTCTCCATAATGGACATAGGGTACATACGTCCATTTCTGTTTACACACTCTGCTTGAAGGAAAGGTCCTTTGATATACAGTTTTGCTGATTTGCCAGCACCCTCTGTAATAACCTCTACCTTTTCGATCTCCTCTCTAATAAGTTTCATTTTTTTATTAGTTCTTTAATTTTATTTATTATTTAAAGGATAACAGGACTATTGTTCTCATCATGTCTTTGATAAGGATCGACAGGAACCACAGTGTTTATTCCTGATACTGGATCATATCTATATCTTTGATATGATGCTGGGGTTCTTGTTCCAATTCCTGCGGGACTATTGTATTCATAAGCAATATAATCACCATTAAAATCATAATATGTTATAGTAGACCAACCTTCTAGATTTGAAAAAGTTGTTACTGCAATAGAAATTGGTTGAGGAGAAACTACCTGATTATTAATATCGTGTCTAGTATATCCTGCTGGCATATTTTAAATTTCAGATTATTTGTAATTTTTGATAACTATTTATATCAACTTGTAATTGCTTGAAGAGTTGCGTCAGGGAGGCGTTCCGGGAAGTAGGTTAGGCGGGAGATGGTGCCGTTTAAATAACTTACCGATGACCCTCGTTGCCTACCAATTTGTAAGTCTGGTGGATAAGTTGGAGAAAATATGTTGGCTGCAAGAACACCAACAGAGCCATTAACATAACTTATTTGATTATCAGGTGTTGCAACATTGCCAACAGAGAAGTTAGTTAATCCTACAGCTTGTTTTATGCGTGGGATAGTGACCGTCGTGCCTAAGTCTCGCAATAGCCCGTTATTCCCGTTAGTACCTGTACCTACTGCAGTAGTCAGCAGATTTTTAGCTGTCACAGTCCAGCCATAGTCACCAAAAATTGTACCTTCACTCTGGTTATACCAACTACTAAAATTACTTCCAGTAATACTCGCCACGTCCGCCGATCGTGTTAGTGCTGTGCCGGCAGTTGGGATGTAGGAGGTCGGGAAGGATCCTTCTTCTAGCTGGGCGCCCCAGATGTAAATACCTGAGGTGCCGTCTCCATTGTATGAAACTGTCGCATCACTATCAGACAAACCATATACAACATTACTTAAAGTAGAGCCATAAGGTGCGGCATTAATAAAACCACTAATTCTAATCCAGCCGTTTGTAAGCTCTTGAATTTGGGTGTTTGAAAAAGCTGCACCTACTGTTCCCACTGTTTTAGTTTCTAAATTAAACCAAGCTCGTCTGTCATTAGCAGGAGGAGGTGCGCCGCCTAAAAAAGTTGATTGAATGTAGAACCAGTTCCTACCATTTGGTTTCACATAAATACTAATAGTAGCAGAACTTGGCGTAGCAGTTAGATTTTGAAAGATTGCTGGACCAATTCCAGCACCTAAGCTTTCTGTTACTAAATAAACTTGTGCTACGTTAAAAGGATTATTTATCGTAGCAAGGGTAGTTGATTGTATGCCAGAAGTTGTACTCCAATTAACGTTACTAAAATCTTCGCTATACGTTAATAGGTTAGTCCTACTCTCCTCAATCAACAACCCAAGGCTCTCACCCGTCGTTGGATTGTGATCGAAGCGTGGTGCTGCGGATGGGACGTTGGTGGTTGGGATGTAGGTGCTTGGAATAGATCCTTCTTCTACTTGAGCGCCAAAAACAAAAACATCGCTTGTAGTTTGGCCTGTGTAAATTTGAACTGGCAGTGCAGCTGATTGATTATTGTTAAATACAACAGCTAGGCTAGTATCAGAAACTGTAGCAGTCGCGGTTGCTGCTATCCAGCATCTATACCAACCACCTCCGGCATCGATAATATCAAAATCAATAATTGAAACTCCAGCCGAACCCTTTACTCCGTTTTGAATATCGAATGATGCCATATAAGCATCACCACCGCCAAAACCAGATACATTGGTGAAAAGCGTCATCCATTGGGGCGCTGTAGCCCCAGGGCCTTTTTTTAGATAAACACTAAGACAATAAGTCTTACCTGCGGTGACAGAAACATCATCCCTATTTAGGTAATGATTAGTTGTAGATGTATTTTCAGCAATCAAAACAGCACTAGAAAGTCCGTCTGGTGAGCTTTGACCAGATACTGAAGTAATGTTTCTAAAAAACCATCCGACTTGGAGCTCAGAGTATAGAATTAGATTCGTTTTTGATTCTTCAATCAACCCGCTACTATTAACAAAAGTACCAGGGCTAAGGTTGCTACCACTCATACTCCGCTGGTGGTCAACCAACGGTGTGCCCGTCATATAATCATTCAGGTTCTTCTGTGATGCAAAGCGTAGGTCCAGGCTCGGCACCACGCCCTTAGCATCTGAATACAGCTTGTTGTCGCCTTTGGCGGTGTTTGTTGTTTTCCAGGTCATCAGATTGCAGCTCCAAGGTCTGAGATAAGGGTAGATACACGGGCTTCAAGTAGGGCAAGATCTAGGTTTGAGCCGATGGAGTAGAAGGCAAAGCGAGATGCGGTGTACAACGCTGGAGTTCCTGCGTTACTTAATGAAAAAACATAATTAAACTCTGTTGGCTGAGTGACATCCGTTGTATTTGATACTGTTGAAACACTTGAACCTGGCCGTTTGTAATTTACGCTACTGCTTGATGATCGTGAGTGCCCATGTAAACCTATAGCACTAGAATCATTCGGTGCGATTGCAAATGGGGCACCGCTGTTGCTGTACATTCCATTTTGCCCAACAGCGTTATTTATGACAAATCCGTTTGTACCACATCCAATGAAATAAGGGTTAACTGCAGATGTTGTATCAGATTTCCAGATAGCAAGGTGACAATTATCCTTTAAATCTGCAGCATTATTCCTATTGCTGTTCAGATACTTCGTACTCCCATCACCAACCAACCCAGTCTTTCTGTCGTAATCCGCCGCTAAAAATGGACCATTATTTGTAGGAGCCGTCCCAACCAACGGAACCAGCGCTCCACTCAACGTCCTAGCACCTGCAAGGATACAAGATGCTTTGATAGCGTCCCAAATACCGTCAGCTTTGCAACCAACGATAAAGTTATCGTATGCAGAAATTACGGCAGGTTCTAGAGATTGACCATCAGCACTTTCTACAGCAGCAACGTATGCCCTCGCGTCATCATCCGCAGGGTAGTCCTTTGCCAGGATTAGTTTTCCAGGTTGTAGTGTCATATTGCAACTCCTATTGCTGTGATAAAGTCAGAAATACGGGTGTCAAGTTTGGCAAGGTCTAGGGATTCACCGATGGAGTAGAAGGCTAGGCGACCATTTGATTTGTTACTACCATCACTAAAACTAAAAAGAAAAGTATCTACATTTGGTGCAGCACTACTTCCTTGATTTATGTCTGCCGTCAAAGTATTATTAACAAAAAAATCAAAAGTAGATGCGTTGTCCCTAGAATGTCCTATAAATCCAGTTGGTGATCCACCGCCAGAGTCTGCTCCACTGCTTGTAGTGTTTGGAAAGACATATGCACCTAAACCGCTATTCCAAGCTATGTTTCTGGCCGTAGAACCATCAAAAGAGATGATATATTGAGGGAATCCAGAAACATTCGCAGAAGTAGATACATAAATCGACTGGTGTTCATTGTTTGTTGGATCGGCATCTCCTAGCCTATTTGCATTTAAATACTTCGTGCTCCCATCACCCACCAGTCCCGTCTTCCGATCGTAATCAGTGTCATTAACAAGGTCAAAATTAAACGGCGTTGGTGCGGTGCCTTTCAACGGCACCAATGCTCCATTAGTCGTCCTAGCCCCAGCAAGGATGCAGCTTGCCTTAATAGCGTTCCAGATGCCATCGCTCTTACAACCGACCACGAAGTCGTTGATTGCAGTGCGTACAGCAGGCTCAAGACCACCAGGCTGACCAGCAGCGGCATCAGCAGCTTCCACGGCAAGGATGTAGTTGGCTGCTTCTACGTCAAAGCCGTCGCCCACTTCGATGCGAGTGGAAGGAGAAAGAATCGGGAACGGTGCGGTGGGAACGTCAAAGTTCTCGGTGTAACGTGCTACACCTTTGGTGATGCGGAGGTTGGAGATGTAACCAAAATAAGATTTACCTACTGTAACAATACCTTGAGCACTATTAACAGTTCCAGTTACTGTTTGCTGAGACCCGGTAAACACACCGTTTACATAAACTTTACCAATGCTCCCACTACGGACCAATGCTACGTGATTCCAGGCATTAAAAGTAACGCTAGCGGTAATAACAAAGGCTTTACCTTTAAGGTATATATCATCATTGAAGGGAGATTTTATGCGAACTACAAGTCCATCTGTAAAACTTCCAACGGTTACTAATTCTTGGGTATTGTTCGTAGTATTTGTTGGATAAAACCACGCTTCAACGGTTAAATCTTGATCAAAAAGAAAATCGGAATTATATTGTATTTCAATTCTATTGCCACTTCCGCCAGATGGCCAGCGCAACACTCCATCTCCAGTGCCAAAAGGTGTGTTTACCGCTGTGCTAATACTAGGATTGCCAAGAACAGTAACACTCAAATTATTGCTACTGCTATCCAAAATGGTCGTGCTGCCGTTGGTCCCCTCACCCTTTAAGAGCAAGGACACATCAGCAAAATCTTCATCTACTGGTCCGTAACTAGAACTCCACTCAAGAGTCATTACACACCTCCATTCACAGCAGGTGTAGGTCTATTGTAATTTGTAATCTCTTCTGGTCTACCTGATTCCAGTAAATTGCGTTCTACAAGTAAACTTAGTCCATTAGTTACTCTGGAATCATTAAGATTTACACTTCCCACTGCAATGAGTTGGTCTATGAGTGATTTAATCTCTGCTGCATCAGAATTTCTTCTTCCTGCCTCATCAATTTCTGCTTGATTATCAATAGTATTTGCCTCTTGATAAGCAGCAACTGCTGCTTGATAAGTAGATGTTTCCTCGGCAGTAGGATTTTCTAATGCCATATAAGTATTAACTGCATCTTCATATGCCTGTCTTTCTTCATCAGTTGGAACACCACCAATTGGATCAGGAACCTCTACAGTATTCTCTGCAGCAGACATAATATTAGTATATTCGGTAGTAGTGAAGCGAGCAAAGAATGCTGAACTAGTCACAACTCCATATCCATTAGAGTCAGCATAACGAGTTCCGTCTTTGGTGAGTAACCAGATTGCATAATCTTGTGGACTCATTTTTGCATTATTTGCTGCAAAGATAAGTCCGTCAATGACACGGGTATTGGTCAGAGTAAGTGAAAGTTCGTTCATGGGATTGTGAGAATATTTTTTTATTTTAATATTTAATTAATCGGAATCTTCACTTCCAAAAACTGAATTTGCAACTTCAGGTCTTATTGCATCAATTTTTTCAGCAGATTTTGCATAAAGAATTTCTTTAATCTTATCGCTCACTTGAGAAGGACTCTCATCCGCAATAATCATATTTAATAAATCATCCATAAAATTTTAAAATATAACTTGAGTTATTTATCAGATTTCTCCACCTTCGGGTGCCTGAACTGCTTTTGCATCAGATTCTAAATCCGGTTCCATTATTGGTTGACCCAAATCCATAGACGGATCCATTGGCATACCAGTTTGTGGATCAACTGGAGCATTAGGATCTGGAAC